AGCCTGCCGCAGGCTGAAGCCGACAGGCGCTCACAGCGAGGAGGTCGGCTTCCCTTCGCCGGCCGACGTAGCGTCCTAGATACATGACTTGGCCTCCGCGGCCATGAGCGGCTCTCTTTCACCTCCTGAGACGATAGTTGCCACGTTTGTAAACTCTATAGGCACGACCCATACGATGACGCATGGGCGTCCTTCCATACCTACGTGTAAAAGCACGATAGAACGTGCGCCGTCTAGCGACAGCACGCCTCGCGCGCAATCTAATAAATGATATTCCACTAGGCATCTTTAAAGTAAACCCACCACTGTAGACTTAATTCTGGTGGAAATTCCGAATTCCCTAATGTATTAGGCAATAGTTTTTCACTGTAGAAAAACAATTTTATGTCAGGATCCGTTGTTGGGGCTGTTCCGTTAAATGTAATCTTTTTGTTAATTGGAATATCAACGTATTTACATTGATGATACAGCCCTCCTACCATTGGGAACTCATACTTTCTTTCCACCCCAGGACCTGGAGTTAACCGTTCACCTTGGTATTGCCCACAGGCAATCATCCATTCTTGGTACTTAACATAACGATTCGTGTTTATGTTGTATCCTAAATATTCGGAATTCGATGGATCAGCGGCACTGAAATTCTTCTCAAATGGGGCCGATGATTGGTCAGCTTCCCAAAATCTAGCCGTTTGGGTTTCATCTTCATTTTTATCATGCATAAGTAGAAACCGTGTTACTGATGGTGTAGAATCATTCGTGTTATTGATTCTTATTGCCATGCGAATACGAGTGACGTAGATTTCATTTCCAATGCGCTGGTTCGCTTGTGTTCCTTGATTGATATTTTTTAGAAGATCTTGATGTGATAGCCAATGCCATGGTTGACTCGTGAAGAAAGCATTGGTGACGTATGTTTTTGTTTCCGTTGCGCGCCCGATCGCTTTGCGAACCCTGGTGTCAAAAGATACCATCCTGTTTTTTATGTCGGAATGAACTATTGTGTCCAGGGTATAGTATTACCCCTGGACACTTCTGATACATGATACATGTAACAAGCTCATAAAATATGAGTTCGCGCAGATATTGTTTTACACTAAATAACTACACGGATGAAGAGGCTCTTCATCTTGAATCTTATACTGATTGCAAGTATATTGTTGTTGGCCGCGAGGTTGGTGATAATCTTACACCTCATCTCCAAGGCTTTATCATCTTCAACACTAGCGTTCGATTTGCAGCTGCAAAAGAAAGGTTAGGTAACAGGTGCCACATTGAGCCTGCGAAAGGTAGCTCTGAACAAGCTTCTAACTACTGCAAGAAGGACAACATCTTTGTTGAGTATGGCACCTTGCCCACCCAGCAAGGACGAAGGACTGACTGGGAGATCTATAAGGAGTGGGTGCTCGACCTTGGAAGAGTCCCCTCTAGGCTTGAAATTGTACGACAGTTTCCAAGTATGTACGCAAGGTACAAGCGCGCGTGCATCGATTATGCGGAAGCTATCGCCCCTCCGCCTGTCCTTACTACGAGTGAGCCACGTCTGGGATGGCAACTTACAGTTGGAGCCATCCCCGAATCGGAAGCGCACGCGCGCCGAATCCACTTCGTAGTTGATCCCAACGGAAATTCTGGTAAGTCGTGGATGTGCCAATACTTATTGACCAAGTACCCTGAACGCACACAAGTTCTTAGAATTGGGAAGCGTGATGACTTAAGCTACGCTATTGACATCGACAAGGATATCTTCTTATTTGACATTCCACGTACACAGATGACGTATCTACAATATTCCGTTCTGGAGAGTTTGAAGGATCGGATGATCTTCAGTCCGAAATACGAGAGTTCATTCAAGGTTTTGAGGACGATTCCTCATGTTATTGTCTTCTCTAATGAACAACCAGACATGAATACACTTAGCGCAGATAGATATAACATTATTAACGTTTGAACTATTATTTCATTAAACAGCCTGCCGCAGGCTGAAGCCGACAGGCGCTCACAGCGAGGAGGTCGGCTTCCCTTCGCCGGCCGACGTAGCGTCCTAGATACATGACTTGGCCTCCGCGGCCATGAGCGGCTCTCTTTCA